GATGAGGATAAGCTTCAATCATTTTTTCAATAACATTTCTTTTTATTAACATACATCCTGTGGGAGCATGAGTAAGTTCAGCTAATCCTTTTTCTACTGTAATAGAATTAGGATCTTTTACTTTAACTGGAAAAGTAAAACCAGATCTAGCTAACTCGTCTGCGTTATTAATTGCACCTTCTTTAGTATCTAATCTTCTCCATATTTTATCCCAACTCATAGTCTTCATTGGATATGGAACACTAATTATGTCTTTATCAAAGTCTAACATTTTAAAAATAGTTTTAGCTTTAAAATCAATATCCGAATCTATAAATAATAAATGAGTATATTTATCTTCATGGTTTAAAAATTCTGCCACACATAAATTTCTACCTTGTGTAACTAATGATGATTTTAATAAAGTAAAACTACATAAAATTCCTTTTTTCCAACAAGCCTGTTGAAACTTTAAAACTGCTTGACAATAGTGCATGCTTACATCGCTATGACACGGTGTACACACCATTACTTTGTAAGGAGAAACACCCACGTTTATTTCAGTTACTTTATCTTCTACTTTATTAGTTTTAACTGTTTGATATGTATCGTTATTAGGTGATTCTTCTTTATCTACATTAAACCATATAGGTTCATTTGCCTTTTGCATTAAGTGCTCCTTGTAAAAATCTAGTCCACGCCGATGCCTGTTTAGGCCAAGAATAATATATTTGCGTATAATTAGATTGAGTTGTTAAATGACTATGAATTTGAGGTTCATGTAAAGTTTCAACAGCAGCAGAAATTCCATATGCAAATTTTTCTGCTAAAGCTTTATAATTATTATCGTACGGAATATACATGGGAAACTCCGCTCCGGTTTCAAATAGAGCTCCATAATTAGTAGTGATACAATATAGGCCTGCAGACATAGACTCTAATAAAGATATACATGAAGTCTCTTCAAAGATACTTGGGTACACATACATATTATAATTTTTTATATTTTCTCTAATATATTCATTTGGTCTATATCCAATGTAATTTACGTTAGGAAGTTCTCTAGCTTGATCGTAGAGTCCTTGATAGTTATGGTCATTGCGATCCATAAAGTCTTTGCCATATACTTCACAAGAAGAATAAACATCAAGAGTAATTAATGGATTTTTAATTAACTGCATTGCTCCTAATAATACAGACAAGCCACGCCACGGTGTGTTTTGATGAATGATTTTTACAGGATCTCCTTTTTTATAAGGCTGAGATTGTTCTATTTTTTCTACACCATTCTTAATTACAATGCATTTTTCTGTTGGAAGATTAAACATCATTCTAAATTTTTCATAATTCCAATGAGAATTAAATACGTACCAATCATATTGTTTATGATTTCCTCGATCCTTAAACCAACCATAAAGATTAGGTTGATCATAAGAATTTTTTTGCCAAAGTATATTAAGCTTATCGGGGTCTATAGGTACTTTACCAGGTACACTAGTGCATATCTGTACTTTATCTAATAAATTTTTATCTACGTATTTATTTAAAAAACCAAGTTGTAACTCGGTTCCACCTTTAGGGCTTTGGTTTTTTATTATCATTCATTACTTTCTGAAAAACATCTAAGCCTTTTGGAGAGATTTCAACTGTAACATCCGTTACAATATCTGGTCCTTCCATTTTTTCTTTAGACGTCTCGCCTGTCTTGGTATTTCTATAAACTGTTGTAGTAGTGCAGTCTATTTTATGTATATTATCCGTTTTCATTCTCTCTGTTTATTAAAGCATAACTAACAACAACTGTTACTTTACTTGCGGTAGCTGCTTGAGCTTTTATAGCATCTCCTGCTTCTAAATTCAACCCCTGTGGTGCAGCATTTACTTGAGTGCTGGCTGTGATCGTATCTCTAAAAAATTCCGTGTCAGCAGAAGCAGAGCTATCTCTTAAAGAGGCATTACACAGAATACTTCCTGAACTAGAATTGCTAAAATAAACACTTTTAACTATGGCTACGGCTGACGTAGAAATAGTTAAAACAGTATTAAGATTAGTGTCCCCTAAAGATTTAGTTGCATTTTTATATTGTATTGTCATGATAAAAAGTAATTAAAAACGTCCTGCTCATTTTTTAAATCTTCTTGAAAAGAAAAATTAAGTTGTTGTTTCATAGTAGTCATGGACTCAATTATTTGTCGTTGATTTTCTACATCGTACTCTTGTTTTGGTTCTGGTATATAATTAGTTAATTTAGCCATTACGCTTTTTTCTTATCTACCCCTTTTATTTTTTTCTTATTTTTGGAAGCATAAAAAACAGCTTCTCCTTTTTTCTTTCCGTATTGTTTTTTCATAGACTTCATTATTTTTTTACCTTTTGTAGTTAATGGCATTCTATCTCCTTCCGTCTGGTTGAGCATCGAGTCTAAAACTACCATAACGCCAAGTTTCTCCTACAGCGTCACATTCTATTTTAATAGATAATAATCTTGCTCTTGCTCTCGTATCTACTTTATCAGTGGTTTTTGTTATTGTAAAGGGCCCTAAAGACGAACTTTCTTGTGTGTCTGAGGGAAAATCAGATATAAATAATGTTACCTTAGAATTACCGACTAAAAATTTATAGTCTGGCATAAATCTTTTCATAGACATAAAAAATTCACCATCATCTATATCAAAATCCCCAGATCTAATAAAAGCATTTATAGAAGTTGTCCCGGTACTATTAACCTGATCATTACCCACTTCATGAGCATAATAAATACTAGCACCATATTTATTTGTAATTCCTAAAATATCTGGAAATACGGGAGTAGTGGTTGCTTCATAGTCTGTTGCATAAGGTTTATTAAATACTCCTTGATCTTGATAACTTGTTCTATCTAGTGATGAAGTAGTCCAAACATTTTCTTGATAGTTATATGTTACACATCTATCGATTTGATCAGATCCGTTTTTTGGATAAAACCAATTTACTTCGGTGTATAAGGAATTTGGTGAAGAAAAAATTACATCTGCTGAATTAAAATTTAATCCAAGATTTCCATTCTGTATTGTAAAAACAAAATCTTCAACTAAACAAGGTAGAGCTTTAACAGTACCATCGTACATAAAAAAGCCACCTTCATTAGACATCCAATAAATAGCTCCGTTAACATAAGAGGCTGCATGTTGCCCAATGCATCCACAGTTTGTGCCGACCTGTCTAACACTAAATGTAAATGGTGGACCAACAAACTGTATAACGTAAGCCGCATTGTCGGTTAAAACAAAAACATAATCTTTACCTTGAAGAGCTGCTCTAATTGCATTACCGGTATCCAATCTAAAGGTACCAGCTGTGTTAGTGGCTGTTGGAGCATAGGTGTTTAAATCTTCTTGATTTGAAAATCTTACAAACATAGGATCTTGTGTGGCTGGAGTTCCAATTGTTGTTTCAGTTCCAAAATGAAATAAATGTCTGTCTCTATCAGACACTAATGTAAATTTAGTGGCAGTTGGGTTAGCCGAAGTAGAAAAACCAGAAGTTGTTTTAGAAGCTCTAATAGTCCGAGCATTTGATGCTCCAGCGTTCCATGTAAAAGTTTCACCGTCAAATATTGTGGCTACTAGTACTTCACCAAAATTATCAAGACTCCAGTTTCCTGGATCTAAAGTTACATCACTTGTTGCTCTTTCCGTTCCCCACGTAGATGCTCCCCAAGTTGATGTACTCCAACCATAACCTGTTGTTTGTATAGTGGGTCCAATCTCAACATAAGGATTAACAGTCGCTGATCCTGCAGCAGTCATACCAGATCCTCCTTCGGCACGAGATGCTTGAACAGTAAATTTATCTATATCAGGCACTGTGAGTATTTCGTAAACTTGTTCTAATTCACCAGATGTAAAATCAGATGCACCCGTAACTGAAACAGATGAAAGGGTTACATATCGTCCAACCGCTAATCCATGGGAACCTTTATTAATTTGTAAAACATTTGATCCGTTAACTGTTGTTAATGTGCATCCTGTAATGGCTGTATCCAAAGGACTAATGTCATAAAAATCATTTCCGTAATATAAGAATAAACCTTGAGACGTTCCAATAGCAGCATATTTTTCACCAACTAAAGAAGTAAAAGCCACTTGAGCTCTTCCTGCTCCTGGTAATGTTTTGGATGAAGCAGTGAGTTGAGACCACCCACCTATTTTTTCTGGTGCAGTATAACGAAAACGCACAAAATCACCATCTACCCACTTTCCAGGAAGGGCTGAAGGGACACCTTGTTTATTAAATCCAGCTGCAAAATCTACTTTTTTTAAGGCCATAAACGTGTTATATAATAGTTTTTAAAAGAATGAAAGATCGAAAAATGTATATCTTATCAATCCACCTAGGCCATGATGGAGCCTATTCAATAACAAAAGATAATGAACTTATAGAGCATTGTCAAATTGATAGATTTACAAAACAAAAAATGCAGGCGTATATAACAGGTAGCTTACTATACCATTTAAGTTCTTTAAACATACGCTTCGATAAAATTTTATTTACAGATTTAGAATATGCAGATAATAGCATCGACAAATGGTGGTTTAACACTAATTTAACAAGATTTGATTTAATACATAAAAATACTGAAATAGTTTTTAATGACACTTTAAAAAGTAGACATCACCATTTATGGCATGCTTATTGTTCTAAAGTAAGTTTAGGTTCAAATAAAAATTATGCAACTTTTGACGGGGGAGGTGTCTATATTCCTGAAAAAAATTTAATTGAATCGGAATCTATTTATGATGAAAATTTTAATTGCACTTACAAAGATTCTTTTGGAATAGGTTTTAGTTATGATCGAATGACGTCTGCTTTATTTAAATTAACTAAACAACAATCCATGGGTATGCATGGAAAACTTATGGCACTTTCTCAATATGGTAAAAAAACAGTTTCTTTAAATCAAGATTTTATACTTACAGAAGATATACATGATTTAAGATCACAAGATTTTTTATATAGCTTTCAAAAAAATTTTGAAAAAGAAATTGATAAATTAATTCCAAAAGAAAATACTAATTATACTGGAGGCATAGCACAAAACATTTTATGTAATACTAATTATTTATTAAATAAAAATTTTAATATAGATCCTTTATGCAATGATTCTGGAATATCTTTAGGACAGTTAAATCATTATTTAAAAGGCAATATAAAACAAATAAATGATGTATATCTAGGACCACCACCTGATTATCAATTTCTTGAAATATTGTTTAAAGATTTTAAAATTGTAGAAGCCGATAGCAGTAAAATCTCACATATAATAAAAGATACTCCAGTAGCTTTGTTTCAGGGTAGATCTGAACAAGGTCAACGGGCTCTCGGTAATCGTTCTTTGTTGATGAACCCTTTTCATAAAGATGCTGTGTCAAAGGTTAACGCAATTAAAAAAAGAGAATGGTATCGACCTTTCTCTCCAAGTGTAACTGAAGAAGAAGCAAATAATTATTTTTACATGGAAAATACAACATCTCCGTATATGTTGTATGTTTTTAACACTAAACAAAATTTACCTAGTGTTTCTTCAATAAATAAATTAAGCAGAGTGCACACTGTTAATAAAAAACAAAATAAACATTATCATGAATTGTTAAGTAAAAATGATGGAATGTTATTAAATACAAGTTTAAATTTTCCAGGACATGTTGTGGTAGAAAATTTGTATGATCTTAAATGGATGATGAAAAAATCTTCATTAAAATATGCCTGGTTGCCAGATATTGGGAGATTAATTCAAAGTGAATAAATTTGACCCTTTTGATCAAAGTTTCTATGAGTATGAATTAAAGATTACGGATGAAGAAATTATTCAAATAGAAACTATGTTGAAAACAACAAACAAAGCTGATGGATTCACAATGCGAACCACTTTTGATTCTATCAATATTTTAAGTTTACCCCTCTTAAAAAATTTAAAAGAACAAATTATAAAAATACTAGATGACCACCAACTGTTGTTGGATAATAACTGGGCACAGCTCTATCAAAAATCAGAAAGTCATTCGGTTCATGCTCATGGCCCTATAGGTAAATCAGGAATTATATATTTAAAAAGTAATGCAGCTCAAGAAACTATTTTTTATAGTCCATCGTTTGAAGCCTATGAACATTCTTTTAAAAAAAATCATTTATTGTTATATCCCTCTCACATACCCCACGAAGTAAAACCCTTGCAAAAAAATGAAGAAAGAATTATTATAGCTTTTAATACGAGAAAAATATGAATACAGGAAAATTTGAAGATGCAATAATGGTTTATCATAAAATGGTCCCTGATTTATTTTGTGAAAGATGTTTGCAGTATGCAGAAAAAATATGCACAGAAAAATTAACGACAACAAGTGGAGATAAAGAATATAGAAATGTGCATGGAAAAACTTTAACGAAACAAACTGTTTCTGAGCAAATATATTTTAAAAAAGTATATGATGAAGTTTTTAATTTTTATCAACAATATAAAATATTTTTTCCACAAGTTGCATCAACAAAATTAACACAAGTTGATTTTTTAAAATATACACCGGGAGGTAAATATCTTTTTCATACAGATGATACTAATTCTGCTCCTAGATCTTTAAGTATTATTATTAATTTAAATGAAGACTATGAAGGATCAGATTTAGTTTTTGGAAATCAACTTTTAAACAAGGAAATAAAAAGAGTAGCATTAAAAAAAGGAACCCTTGTTGCTTTTCCTTCTAATTTTTTATACCCTCATACGATAGAACCATTAATTAAAGGAACTAGATATAGTATTGTAGCATGGCTGTCATAAGAAAAAATTTTAGATACAAACTAATTAAAAATTTTTTTAGTTCTGATGAATTAAAATTGTTACAAAAATATTGTTTAAATGCAATAAAGGATCCTAGTGCAATAGAAAATCAAAGAGCAGAACCGTCTTTTTGTAGTGCCTTTTACGACGATTCGTTAATGAACACATTTTTAGATCTTAAAAAAGATTTAGTAGAAAAAGAAAGTGGACTTAAATTATTTACAACAGCTTCTTACTGGAGATATTACGGTTTTGGATCAGAGCTTTTAAAACATACGGATAGACCTGCTTGTGAAATAAGCATAACCGCTTGTATAAATAAAACCGATGATTGGCCTATAATTGTAGGGGGTAAGAAAGTAGAAATACCAATTGGTGATGCTTTAATTTATTTAGGTGTAGAGGACGAACATGCAAGACCGGGTCTATATCAAGGAGATGGCATGGCACAACTTTTTATGCATTATGTAGATCAACACGGGCCATTTGTACATCACAAAGATGATGCTTATCTTAAAAATACAAAAATGAAAGAATCACCCGAAGACACTGATTATATTACTAATATTTTAAAAAAATGAATGAAAAAATAATTACTATGCAGAATCACATTGGTATATGTGATAATTTTATTATGGAAACAGAATGCCACAAAGCTATTAAATATTTTAAAGAAAAAGCAGCTTTTGGTGAAGCTTATCAAAGATTACAATCGGAAAAAGCAAGTGTTACGCAAAAAAATGATACTTCAGTTTCTATAAATACTTGGATAGATGATTTTAAAATTCTTTTTATAAATTTTGATTTAGCTTTACAACGTTATATTGATAATACAGGATTGAAAGATTACTACAGTCATTTTAAATTTGTGCCTATGAAAATACAACAAACACTACCCACACAAGGTTATCATGTTTGGCATATTGAACATGGTTCGAAAAGAGACAACTCTCACAGAGTGATCGTATATACCATATATTTAAATGATGTTGAAGAGGGAGGTGAAACTGAATTTTTACATCAATCAGTTAGAGTTAAACCTAAAACAGGGAGAATTGTTTTTTGGCCCGCTGGTTATCCTTTTGTGCATAGAGGTAATCCACCTTTAAAAGGAGAGAAGTATATTATGACAGGTTGGTTAAATTGTGAGGATTAATAAGAAGAAAAAGAAGTAGGTCTTGCACCTTTTCTAGCTATTTGATCTGCTTCACTTTCAACAGAAGTCTCGTTACCTTCATCGTCGTAAGTTCTCTCTACATCTGCATCCCAAGTAGCTTGTAATTGAGATAAATGCGCAGCATCCCATTTTGAAACAAACTGAGATCTAAAATCACCTAATCCAGAATTAGTCCATGTTGCATGAGGGGTATCATCTTTAAACTCTACGCTATCATTGTAGTCATGATTATCATCAACATATTGAATAGCCCAAATATTAGACCACTTTGAATCATTCCAAAAAGCATCATCATTTATTACATAAGTAATTCCTAATGATTGACTTCTAATTGCTTTGTCTTCAAATATTACTGTCCAATGTGAATTTGTTGCCATAATTTCTCCTACGTCTTAATAATATATATTATTGTTAAATATGGTTGAAGCACCGCTCCCGTTACTGCATCTCCAGTAAAGTTGGCACTCATGTTGTGTGAGTGTCCACTACCAGATCCTGCACCACCTGTACTTGCAGGTGAAAAATATGCTGGAGGTCTAGCTGGAAAAGATCCTGGTGAGTTGTTGATTGCGTTACCACCACCTGGGTGTGAGTGAGGAGCAAGTTGAGAGACTGACAAAGTTGCATTGGCAGTCGATCCACCAACGTTACCTGTAGCTGTTATAGAAACGTTTTCTGCTCCACCAGTAGAGGCTAAAGCTTTATTGTTAGATTTTCCAACAGCAACGTTATCTTGTAGATCAGGCACGTTAAATGTAGATGCGCCATCCCCAGATCCGTAAGTTGTACTTACAATTGCAAATAATGCAGAATAAGTTGATCTTGAAACAGCTTGACCATTACATTCTAGAAAACCTGTTGGCACTGAAGAAGAAGACCACGGCACAATAGTAGCTGTAGGAATTCCTTCGATACCTGTAAGGCTTGCTCCTGAAAAATCGTATTTTGTTGCTTCGTAATTTGACATATTCTATTTCTCCTTGTACGTCCATCCTGTTGTAGCGTCTCCTGAAAATACCAAACAAAAACCAGCACCTTGAGTATTAACTACAAGATCAGATGCTGCGTTAGCTATATTAGAAGAGTTCCTACCAACAGTCAATGCGTTAGTATTGAAATCATAACCTTGATCAATGAATGATACTTCATCTCCCGTAGACGGTGATGCTGGTAAAGTTATTGTAACTGCTCCGCCGTTTGTATTTACTAAAAGTTGAGCACCAGCTTGAACTGTTTCAGCTGCAGAAACTACTCTCCAGTTTCTTTGCTCAGATAATT